ATTCGCCATCTCTTCTTTTAGGTGAATACAATAACATCGACGTTTATGAAGAACCATCAGAAGTAACGTACGACGATGTCCCTATGATGTATGTTCCTTGGATAACTTCCGAGAACTACATGAAAACCATGGACACCATCAAAACGACACGAGCTGAAATTTGTTTTGGACATTTAGAGCTCGCTGGGTTTCAAATGTACAAGGGGATGAAAAATGATAATGGATTTGATTCAAACATATTCAAGCGATTTGATCTTGTATGCAGTGGTCATTTTCACCATAGGTCAGGGAATGGCAACATCAGATATCTCGGTAATCCTTACGAAATTACATGGGCTGATTTCAACGATCAAAGAGGATTTCACATCTTTGACACGTCGACACGGGAACTAACATTCATCCCTAATCCATTCGTAGTGTTCAACAAGATATTCTTTAATGACGACTACATTCTCCAGGATGATTACACTCATCTGAAAGACAACTACGTTAAGGTTGTTGTACAAGACCACAGTAGTCAGACAAAGCTGGATATGCTTATTGACAAGTTAGAGAAAGCAGAGCTAGCAGACATGCAAGTTGTGGATGATCACAAACATCTTGATTTGCAAGATGACGACGAACTTCTTAACGACACTGAAGACACACTCACAATTCTAACAAAGTTCTGCTACTCTGTTGATAAAGATGTTGATAAGGAACGACTTAGTTCTCTCTTAGAGGATCTATACAAAGAAGCACTGAACGTGGACTCTTAATATGCTCGTATTTTCAAAAATAAGATGGAAGAATCTCCTATCGACGGGAGATGTTTGGACTGAAATTAGCTTTGAGAAATCAAAGTCGACATTGATCGTAGGAAACAACGGAGCGGGCAAGAGTACAATTCTTGACGCTCTTTGCTTCTGCTTGTTTGGTAAGCCGTTCCGCAAGATCAACAAACCACAGCTGCTTAACGCTATTAATAAAAAAGGGTTGTTGGTTGAAGTTGAAGTACGTATAGGCAATAAGACGTATCAGATACGGCGTGGTATCAAACCCAATTTGTTTGAGATTCACAGCAACGGCGTCATGCTGAACCAATCAGCAGAAACGAAGGATTATCAAGAGTATCTCGAGAAGCACATCCTGAAGATGAACTTCAAGTCGTTCTCGCAGATCGTTATTCTTGGTAGTGCGTCATTTGTTCCCTTCATGCAGCTTTCCGCTGCTAATCGTAGAGAGGTTGTTGAGGATCTACTCGACATTCAAATCTTCTCCACCATGAATACTCTTCTCAAGGAGAAGGTTAGTCAGAACAAGACAGACCTCCAAGACATCACGTATGAGATGAGACTGACTGGTGAGAAGATCGAAATGCAAAAGAAGTTGATTCAGTCTCTCAAAGAAAACAACAAGGACGAAGAGCAAAAGAAGATCCAAAAGGGTATAGAAATATCTGGTAACTTGCAGATTGCTCTTGCTGATATAAAGGCTGAGACGGAAGCAATAGAAGAGCTCAGCAAATCAATTGCAGATCAATCGCAAGTAGCTAATGAGTGTAATGACCTTGTTTCTTTAAAGAAAGAAATCCAGCAAAAGGTTAAACACCTTACAACTGAAATCAACTTCTTTAACGAACATGACGATTGTCCAACTTGCAAACAGAGTATCAATGCTGATTTCAAGACCACCACAGTCGAGGGTCGTCAGAAAGACATAGATGCCAATAATAACAAAATAAAAGCAATAACAGACAAGCTGGAAGCAGTTGATAAACGAATGACTGAAATTAACGATGTCCTTTCGTCCATTCAGGAGAAGCGGTCAATTGTTCGTGATCACCAGACACAAGTAAAAATTTACGAGAGCACGCTTACTCAGTTGCGTCAAGAGATTAAAGATATCCGTGCTAAGAACCGTGACATGGATGCTGATAACACAGAAATCAATAGCTTGAAGGTTAAGCTCAAAGAGCAGATTGAAAAGAAAGAAGAGCTGCTCTCCGATAAATCTGTTCTTGATGTTGCCGCTGTAATGCTCAAAGATAGTGGAGTGAAGACTAAAATTATTAAGCAGTATGTTCCAGTCATCAATAAACTTGTTAATAAATACTTGTCTTCAATGGATTTCTTTGTCAACTTCGAGCTTAACGAAAACTTCGAAGAGACAATTAAATCAAGACATCGTGATGACTTCAGTTATGAGTCTTTCTCGGAAGGCGAGAAAATGCGAATCGATCTGGCCTTGCTCTTTACCTGGAGAGCAATCAGCAAGATGAGAAATAGTGCTTCAACGAATCTCCTTATTATGGATGAGGTTTTTGATAGTTCGTTGGATAATAATGGAACTGAAGAGTTCCTAAAGATTATCAGCACACTCACATCAGACACTAATCTGTTTGTCATTAGTCATAAGGGTGATCAGCTGTTCGATAAGTTTCACTCAGTTATCAAGTTTGAAAAAGTTAAAAACTTCTCAAGGATTTCAAAATGATTTATAATTTAGTACCTTCTGACCATGTGCTTCTAAGAACAAAGCTTGAGCGGTTTGATTTTGCAAACCCTCCAATCAATCCACATGAGCTTGCCAACAACCTGATTGAAACGATGATTCACTATAAAGGGATTGGACTTTCGGCTAACCAATGTGGACTTCCATATCGAGCTTTTGTTCTATGGTCTAATCCTACAAAGGTAATGTTCAATCCAACAATTGCCGATGTCTCGTCGGAAGAGATCCTTCTTGAAGAAGGATGCTTGACTTATCCAAACCTTTTCGTTAAAATAAAAAGGCCAAAGCTAGTTCGTGTTCGTTATTTGGATTCGTTTGGCGAAGCGCACACTGATAAGTTCACTGGAATTTCTGCTCGATGTGTCCTTCATGAGATGGATCATCTTGACGGTGTTACGTACGTTCACAGAGCTAACAAGTATCATTACGATCAGGCTATTCGCCAGCGTAAAAAGTATCAAAAACAATACATTACACCAGAAGCAGTTTAAGGAGAGTCATGAGTAAAATTAAAGTAGCAGAGCTATTCTATTCTCTGCAGGGAGAGGGTAAGTACGTGGGATCGCCTAGTGTATTTCTACGTACCTTTGGTTGTAACTTCTCCTGTAGTGGGTTCGGTATGCCTAAAGGGGAAAAATCAAATGAGCGAGATTCTGTTGCAAGCAATATCCAACTGTATAAACACTACAATGATCTACCACTTGTGCATACCGGTTGCGATTCTTACGCTAGTTGGGATCCTAGGTTCAAACACCTGTCACCGGTTATTGAGACCGATTAGCTAGTTGAATCAATCGTCGATCTTCTCCCAAACAAAGAGTGGAAAAACGAGCACCTGATTATTACTGGGGGTGAGCCACTTCTTGGGTGGCAGCGTTCATTTGCGGATCTATTGAGTCATCCGAAGATGAAGGGTCTCAAATATCTTACGTTCGAGACCAACGGTACTCAGAAACTCACAGACGAGTTCAAGGGTTTCTTGCGTTCTTATATTCTATTCACAGAAGTAACATTTTCGGTTAGTGCTAAACTAAGCCCTTCTGGAGAGAAATGGGAAGATGCAATTAAGCCGGAAATTGTTGCTGATTATGCAGATATTGGAGATGTATATCTCAAATTCGTTGTTGATAAAGAGACAGACATCGAAGAAATTGATCGTGCTGTGAAGGCGTATTATGATGCTAGAGATATTAGTAGAAGATTCTATGACGTGTATCTGATGCCTGTTGGTGGTACTGATCAACTGTACTTCAATAACTTCAAAGCTGTTGCTGAGATGGCAATGAAGCGTGGCTGGAAGTATAGTCCTCGTCTGCAGGTTGATATTTGGCGTAATCAGTGGGGCACCTAATTTGGACATTACATACGAAGTATTTACAAATGCAATTGACAGCATCGTAAAACAGATTAAAGATTCTGGCATCGAGTACAAAAAGATCATCGGTATTAGCAGGGGTGGCCTCATCCCTGCTACCGTTCTTTCTCATAAACTTGGTGTTCCATTGCGTACAGTTGAATGGTCTTTGAGGGACTCGCAGATTCATGCGGTCCCTGTTGACATTCTTCATCGAATCGAGAATAATAAAGTATTGCTTGTCGATGATATTGTGGATGGTGGTGATACCATCAAATCATTGCTAGACTATTTTGGTGTCAATGACACAATAGATGTTGCTTGTCTCGTGTACAACACTGCGCAGACAATTGCAACACCTAGGTACTACTATCATACAATTGATCGTAGTGTAAATCAGAGTTGGATTAACTTTTGGTGGGAGCAGAAATAATGCAGGTTAGCCCTCCATAGTTTTATAAATAAAGTAAACTATGGAGGGCTAACAATGTACTATCTTTTGATAAAAGAAATTGAACAAACCGGGCTAAAATATCTCTGTAAGCGAAAGCAGAGTATATCAGATCCAAACGATCACCTCAAATATAAAGGATCTGGAGTGCTCTGGCGTCGTATTCTTGCAGCTCATCCTGAATATACAATAAAAACCACAGTATTGGGATTATTTGATGCTGAAACTCTAAAAGAAAAAGGTGCTTATTACAGTGAAGTGTATAACGTAGTTGAGAGCGAACAGTGGGCCAATCTTATTAAAGAAATTGGTGATGGAGGAGATACGTCCCAGACTATTGGATATAAAACAGGTCTAGCAAAGCGAAAAAACGATCCACTTAATGGCCTAAGAAAAACCATTCACAATCCACATACGGGGGTAATACGTAGAATACTGCCCGATGAACAACTGCCAGAAGGATTCGTTTGGGGGAATGCTAAAGGTCTCGGGTTTGGACCTAAAAAAGGTGAGACTAGAGTGTACAATAACGGGCAATATAAAATATATGTCCGAGAAGGTGAAGTGCCTCCAGAAGGATTTGTATCTGGTCTTCATTACGAAGGTACCACGAAAGGTAAAGTGGGTTATTTTAACCCAGAAACCAAACATAAAATTTACATTAATACGTCCGACTCACCCCCTTCTGGATATATCAAGGGGCTCCCACCAACTACAGGAAAGTTGATCAGTACTCCCTATGGGGTGTATAATTCTGTACAGGCCTGTATGTTAGCGCTTTGCATGACGCGCTACGAGGTTAACAAGTATATTAAACACAACAAAGAATGGAAATATTTATGAAATACCCAGCAATTACATACCCGTACACATCAACAAAAGAGTATGTTGATGCATTTCCTGTTGCATACCGGCAGCACCGTGCAGATAGCCACTGTAATTTAATTCATGGTTATTCTTTTACCATGAAGTTTTGGTTTGGGTGTTACGATCTTGATGCCCGGAATTGGTGCAGTGATTACGGTGGTCTGAAAGAGCTTAAGAATTTCTTAGAAGATAAATTCGATCATTGCTTACTTGTTAGTTCCGATGATCCAGAACTAGAAACATACAAATTGCTTCAAGAAAAGAAAATGGCTAAACTTACAATTTTGCCTAAACTTGGATGTGAGGGATTAGCTGATATGTTATACAAATATATCAACGCCGTTTACATTCCTGATATGTGGGGACCAGGCGAAGCCGAGCGTTTGTGGTGCTACCGTGTTGAGGTCAGAGAAACCCAATCCAATATGGCGTTTAGGGAGGGGCATAGAGAATGGAACGAAAACTTATTTGAAGGTTTTGAATAAATCGAATAAATAAACATAGTTAGTAGCAAAGGACGAACTATGTATTATGGATTTATTTACGAGTGGACCAATATCATTAATGGCAAAAAGTATATTGGTTCACACGCTGGCACTATAGACGATGGTTATATTGGTTCGGGTAAAGTTTTTCAAAGGGCTGTTAAAAAGCACGGTATAGAAAACTTTACCCGTTTTATTATTGAATATGTCGAGTTCGAAGATCGGCAATATCTATTAGAGCGTGAAAAATTCTATTTAGATAAAGCCAACGCCTATTATTCCGATGACTACTATAATGTAGCAAAAGATGTAATAGGTGGAGATACTAGGGCCGGATGGGACAACGAAAGACGAGAAAAGTTTAAGGGACAAATTAAAGATGTATGGGCTAATAGATCCGATGAAGAAAAACGAGAGATATTAGATAAGACCCATACCAAAACTAAAGAATGGTACCAAACCGAAGAAGGTTTAAAATTAAAAGAAAAACTACGAGGTAATGTGCCAAAATTAGTAGAAGGCAGTAAGGCTCGCAGTTTAGAAGATAGAAAGCGTAGTGCCCGTTTAGGTAAAGAGCGCATGGGCGAGGAGCGCAGGAAATCAGCAGCAAGAAAAGGTGTAGAGAATCGTAATCCAGAAACAGAAGCATTAGCAAGACAGAAAGCCAAAGAAACGAG